ACAATTGTTAAATGTTCATACAAATCATTGAGTTGTTTCACAAGACGTTTACGAATTAGATACGCACTTTCTTTCTCATTAACGAAACGTGTTTCTCTTTTTACTTGGCTATTAGCAAAACCTTCGTTAATTTCCCATTCTCGTCCATTTTGCGTTGCTGGAATGTCTCCATGACGAATCGAACGTCTAACGCTATCTGGGTGCATCCCCATTAATGCTGCATATTCTTTTACTTTCATTTCTTTCATCCTCCTTATTATTTAATAAAACAACTGTAACATTGAATAAGTGATTAGTAAAGACCAATGTCTTGCATTACTTTTATAATATTTATGTACGAACGATTAATACTTTTTTTGACATACACCTTAACTTATCTCATACTCTTTTAAAGAAAAGGAGTGGTCGCTATGTCAATGCCAATAACAATCGCTAAGGTAGCAGAAATACTAGAATCTAAGGTGAGTACACTGCGTAATTATTGTAAATTATTAGAAGAAAAAGGATACATATTTGAAAGAGATGCTAACAACAATCGTCTATTTAGCGATACCGACATAGCGATGCTTAGCGAGTTATTAAAACAATTAAAAGATAGGTCTAATACGCGTGAAATGGCGTTGGATAAGGCTTTATCTGTGGATGTTAAGAAGAATGTACCATCTGTTAAAAATGAGGATATAGCGCAGAATAATGAGGGTGACATACGCCCACATATGGATGTTTTAACCGATATTTCGAAGAGCGTGGAATATATGGCTGAACATATAAAAGGACTTAATTCTGAAGTGGTTCAATTACGTGAAGATAATGAACAATTACATAAAGAAAATAAAAAAATCATTGAACAAAATACATTGCTCAATGATCAATTAGTATCTATTAAAAAACTGCTGGATGGTCCTAAAGAAGAACCAAAAGAGCAGCAACAAATTAACGCGCTTATGAATGAGATTCGTAAGTTAAATAGCCAGTTAAAAGATAGTAAAAATAATATGGATTATAAAGAAAATAAAAAATCTTGGTTTAGATTCTTTAAAAAATAAATAATGTATTTAACGATAATAAAAATAAATTGCTAATCTTTTTATAAAAATCCTTTTTATTTTTCAATTTGTTTTTTGAATTCATCACTGCAATTTATAATAACCTTTTTATCTTCAATAATTTGATATATACAGTGAATTTGTATACCTTTAGGTACCTGGCCACTTTTTGTATTTTTTGGATCTATCATGGTTTGTGGAACAAAAATGTTGCTATTTAAATATGCTAGACCTAAATACATTATAAGCTTTCTACTTCTTATGCCTTTAGAAGAAGTATTGTATTGAGTGTTAACTACTAAATTTTTTTGAGAATCTAGTATATTAGCGAGCTCTTTCATAGCTCGAATTTTCTGCTCAGTATAGCCTTTTGCTTTTAATCTATAAGTTTTTTCATCAAAATCATTGAAATTTTTTATGTAATCATAAAAATCAGAACCATTCATTTTTTTGTTTCCAGACCTTATAAAAATCTCCATACCAGTAAGATGTTTAAAATTATTTTTTCCGAAAATAATGACTATTTCTTTATAATCATTTTTATTTATTTTATATACATAAGAGAATTTTTTATTCAAAACACTTTCGTAAAAAACTTGAACCTCTTTAGTTTTTTTTAAAAGCTCTTTGGTTTTTTGCAATGTATTTCTCCTCCCTTTAGTTTTTTAAATACAAAAAGCAGATAAGTTATAAGAACTCATCTGCTTTTATTTGATTACTAGTTAATTTAGATAACACTCATATTTTTTAGTTTTACAGAGCTTATGATCTAAAATTTTTTTGTATTGAACAAACCTCTGAGTGTATCTCTGTTGCCTGCCAACAGTAAAGCCATTATAAAGTGAAATATTTTGTGACGATGGTTTTCTTCACCGCCTCTTCCAAAATAAGAGGTGTATCAGGTTTATAGGTGCTAGTTACACCGTTTATTACAATGTTTTTATAAAGAAGAAAATATATTCTTCTTACGACATAGATTAACATATTTTAATCATTATTTCTATAATTTTGTTTTGAAAAATAGAAATACCGATAACACCCCTTTATGCGAATTGCACAGACAATTTAAGCACTAAAAAAGTCCTCTAAAAAGAAGACCTATTTTATTTTTATAAATTTTCAATTCGTGTAATTAATTTTGTATTGTAGACGTTTTTAGCATTATCAGCATCATGGAAAAAATCTGAATTAAATACGATTTCTAAAATGCTGGGAGTTAATCCTGCATCAGTATGTGACCATAATTTATAAATTTTATTTTGACTAGCCGTATATTCTTGGTCTTCTTTTAAATAATGGCTATGTATGCCTGTGAAAATTTGTTCTTCGGTTACCTCGATTTGTTCGCCATCAGCGAAATGTATGATAGCTTTTTCCATATTTTTTTGCTCCTTTAAATTTCAATGTTTGTATATTCTTTTTTAAATTTCTCAATATTATTATTTAATTCTTTCAATGATTGTGACAATGCTAAATTTGCTACGTATGCATTGCGGTAAACTTCTTTTGCGGTATAATGCGCTGCACCATCACGTCTATCGAATGTGCCATTTTGAATGTAATCATCAAAATCTTGTTGATTAGTTAAAATCACTTGTTTAATCATTTCTAATTCTTCTAATACCCCATCAATAAAGTAATAATCTAGTTTCATTTAATATAATCTCCTTTTTCTATGTTTAGAGTGTTTTAATATCACTCACAATTACCACTGCGCGGTCTTATAGCCGCGTTTCTTTTACAGTCCGTAAGTTGTAATCAACATCCACATTAAGAGGAGAGGACCACAGAAAAAGAAAATAAATGTCATTAAATAATCTGTTAAAGTAGGATTTCCTTCAGGCACCGAGCACCAATAATCTTCAAATTCTAATGCAGCTTGTTCTAATTCTCTTCGTTTAGTTTCAGTAATAATTTTGCGATTCCCATTTGTACCTTGTACCATTTTGATATTTTCCATTGCCATCCACCTTTTCACAATATTTAATAACTTATAGTTATAATAAATAACTTTTAGTAATATGTCAAATACTTTTATAACTTTTCGTTATTTTTTATTCATAGTATGAT